GACGATCCCCTGGGCGGCGCTGACCGGCGTCCCGGCGTCATTCCAGGCGTCCCTGGGCGGCGCTACGCCGGCGACGACGCCTGGGCTGGCGAAGGTCGACGGCGTCGCGACGACCGCGTCCCGGTCCGATCACCTACACGGAACGCCACCAGTCCCGACGCCGGCCCAGGTCCAGGCGCCGGCGGCATTCACGACGCCCGCGACGCCAACCTCGTTTCGCCTGTATCGCGGGACGACCGCGCCAACAGGCGCGACTGAGGGCGACGTCTGGATCAAGGGCTAGCTATGGCGACGATCGGGACGACGACCAAACCGTCGGGCGGCTGGCATTCGTTCCAGGGATCGTCCCAGGTCCAACAGGAGGCGTCGCGCCTGGCGATGCCGGCGCATGGCGACATAACCGACCTGGGCGCCTGGATCGGCGGCTGGAACGGGACCTGTCGCGTTCACCTGTGCGTATGGGACGACGCTGGCGCGCTGCTGGAGTCGGTCGGACCGATCACCGTCGCGAACGAGGGCGCCGGCGGACCAGCTGGCAGTAACGTCGCCCTATACACGGGACACCTGGCAACGCCCGTTCGCCTGGCGGCTGGCGTCGCGTTCTATGTCGGGTTCGATCGCCACAATTCGGACGGACACCAGGTCAGCGTCGCGGGACCAGCGACGGACGACCATTTCGAGGGACGCCACGGCGGGTCGACGTCCAGCTGGCCGGCGGGCCTGGGCGCCGCGTCGGGCGGACCGTCGAACGCGCCGCGATCGTGCGGGATGTACGTCGCGAATTTCGACCCGGTCCCAGGCGCGAAAATCTACCGATCGGGCGCCTGGGTCGACGCGGAGGGCGTCCAGGGATTCCGGTCCGGCGCCTGGGTCGACGTCGACGGCGTCCAGCTCCAGCGCGCGGGCGCCTGGGTCGACTCGGAATAGGCTGGAGGGCGAAACATGACGACGATCGTTCCGGACGTCGCGGACGGCGACCTACTAAGCGCGGCGGGATTCGGCGACCCGGTTCGCCTGGCGATTCAGGAGCTCCAGGCGGCGCCTCCAGCTCACGCGTCCAGGCACCAGCCGGGCGGCGCGGACGCGATCCCGACCGCGGCGCCAGGATCATCGGCGCCAGCTGACACGCCCGCGGCTGGGACGTCGACGTCGCTGTCCAGGGCGGATCATCGCCACGGTCGCGAGGCGGCTGGCGGATCGGTCAGCTATGGGACGCCAGGTTCGTCCGCGGTCGCGGATTCGGTCGCGGACGGGACCGCGACGACCGTCGCCCGATCCGATCATCGCCACGGTCGCGAGGCGTTCGGCGCGCCCGTCGCGTCAGCTCCAGGCGACACGACTGGCAATGGGACCGCGACGACCGTCGCCCGATCCGATCATCGTCACCAGCGCGAGGCGATCCCGGCGGCGCCGACTGTCAACGTATACGCCGCGAATGCGACCTGGACGAAACCAGCTGGCGCCAGGTACATCGAAGTCGAGGCGATCGGCGGAGGCGGAGGCGGAGGCGGCGCCCAGGCGACAGGGACTGGCGAACGATCCGCGGCGGGCGGAGGCGGAGGCGGAGGCTATGCGCGCAAGACGTTCGCCGCGTCCGCCCTGGGCGCGACTGAATCGGTCGTCGTCGGCGTCGGCGGAAATGGCGGCGCCGCGGCTGGCGGAAACGGGACCGCGGGCGGACTGTCGTCGTTCAGCTCCGCGGCGAACCTGGTCCGCGCGACAGGCGGCGGACTGGGTCCAGGTTGCGCGAATTCGAGCGCGGCGCGCGTATTCACCCAGGGCGGCGACGGCGGAGTCGGAAACGCCGGCGACGTCCTGGCGTCGGGATCGGACGGCGGACCGGGCCTGGTCAATAGCTCCGCGTTCGTCGAGGGCGGAGGCGGAGGCGCCGCGGCGCTTATGTCCGGATCGACGACGCCTAACGATTCGTCCGTCACGCCGGCGGCTGGTAAGTCCTACGGCGGAGGCGGGTCCGGAGCTGGTCACCTGGCGTCTGTAGCTGCCCAGGCGGGCGGCGCGGGCGCGCCTGGCGTCGTCATAGTCCGGACGTATTTCTAACGCCATACGACGCGCACGATCCCGCGACCGGCTGCGGCCTAATGGTCGTCGGCGCCGCGTTCGTCGCCGCGGTCCTGGTCGTCCTGGCGATCCTGGTCGTCCTGACGCGCTGACACCAGGTCGAAACGTATACACTCCAGGCGGGTCGTCCCTGACACGATCCGGAACCTGGAGTCCCTGACATGGCGAAATCCCTGACCGATGCCGAACGCGAACGCCCGTCCTGGTCCGATCCGCGCGAACCGCGATTCGCCCAGCTGCGCGACCTGGAGCGCGATCCGGAGGCGATCCGGCGCGAGGCGGCGCGCCTGGCGCCGTCAATGGCGGACTATCCCGCGTCAATCGACAACGCCCGACGCCTGGACGACCTGATCGCCCGCGGGATCGTCAACGACTCCCAGGTCGTCGTCGTCCTGGCGGACGAATACGGCGTCGCCCTGGACCGCGACCAGCTGGCGACGGCGCGCGTCCAGCTGAATCGAGGCTGGACATGATCCGCGACGTCCCAGCATTCATCGACCAGGCGCGCGAATGGCGCGGACGTGTCTACCAGGCGCGCGCCCGCGTCCGGCGGCTGGAGGGCGCATGGCCGGACCCGTCGCCCGACCAGGCGCGCATGATCGCCCAGTCGCGCCGGATCGCCGCGACGCTGATCCTGGCGGCGCGACGCGACCGCGTTCGCATCCTGGCGTCCCGCGGGCGATCGCATGTCTAGGACGACGCCGGACCTGGTCCGCCAGGCGCTATTGCGCGAGCTGCGCGAACGATTCCTCCAGCTACATCCCGCGGCGATCGTTTCGCGCCTGGCGATATGGCGCCTACTCGGAGGCGACGACGACGCCCTGGTCGAACAGCTAAGGCGGCGGAAATGACGCCGGCGCGGACCTGGGCGGGAGTCGAAACACACCGGCTGGGCGCCGGCGCGGTCGGACATATCGCCCAGGACCCAGGCGACGGGCGCTGGTTATGGTCCGTCACCTGGGCGGGCGTCCCGGACAGCTGGTCCGGCGACGGCCTGGTCCTGGGACGCGCCAGGGTCGAACGTCGAGGTAAGGCGAACACCAGGGACGCGGCGCTGGACTGTATGTCGCTGGCGATCGTCGAGGGACGACCGAATGGCTAAGTACCGATTCACGGTCGAGGTCGACACGGTCGACGAGCTGGTCGCCCAGCTCCAGCTGCTGCTGGCGACCGCGTCGTCGACGATCGCCCAGCGCGACGGACCGGACGTCCCGCCAGGCGGACGCGTCTGTCCGAACGGTCATGGCGCGATGGGACTGATCCCAGCTGGCGTCACGCGATCCGGACCGCGCATCGGACAGCCTTACTCGGCGTTTCTGAAATGCGCGACCTGTGGAACGCGAATGGAGCTGACCGCATGACGCGCGGCGATCGCGCCCTGGTCGCGAACGGTCCGACCGGACGCCAGCGGCATTCGGACGTCAGGACCGTCCCGGACTGTCCTGGTCAGCTGCGAACGGTGTATGTCCGCGTCAGGACGAACGGTCGCCCGACCTGGGACCGACGCGGGGTCCTGTGCGACAGCTGCGGCGAATTCTGGAGGGACGAGGAATGACGACGGCATCGCGGGCGCGCATGGCGCGCGCCATGACTGAGGACGAGCTGCTAGTCGCGATTACTGAGGCGGCGACGCTGCTGGGCTGGCGCTGGCATCACGTCCGGCGATCGGATCGGGCGATCCAACAGGGACACCAGGGATTTCCGGACCTGGTCCTGGCGCGCGCCGGTCGCGTCCTGTTTCTGGAGCTGAAACGCCACGACGGGACGGTCGCGCCCTGGCAACAGGACTGGATCGAGGCGGTCCGCGGCGCCGGCGATCGCGCCCTGACGGGCGCCGGCGGCTGGGTCGACGCCCTGGTCGTCCGTCCTGTCGACCTGGACGCGATCCTGCGCGAGCTCCAGGCGTGACGTATCGGCTGGACCGGGTCGACCGCGAATGGCTCGAATTCCGGGTCCGCGAGCTAATGGCGGAGGGCTATGGCCGGATCAAGGCGACGTACCTGGCAGTCGACGAGCTCCAGGCGGAACGCCGGCGGACTGAGGACGAGCTGATCCGCGCGAAGGGCGCCGATCCTGGCGAAATCGACAGGCGCATAGCTGACCGCTGACGTAGGATCGCGGTCGACATTCGTCAGGGATGCCGGGCGGCGATCGCCCAGGTCGGTTCCGTTTCGCTGGGTAGCGTGTAGAACCGATCGGGCGGTCGCTGGAGCTGACGCCTAAACAGCTCCGCGGGGATACGAGCCTGGATCGTCCGACAAGGGGTCCGCGACGTGGGCGCGCGCTTGTCCGCGGCTAGCCACTTATCCACAAAAGTTATCCACACCTGGTCCACCCTGGGCGCCTCGTCCTGGGAGGGACCTACGGGGGAGGGCGTAGCGCGTCCCTGCTAAGGCGCCCGGCGCGACTCCGGCGCGCTGGCCGGGCGCCGCTGCTGCTGCTAGCTGCTGGCGCTGGCATAGCTGCCAGCCTTACGGGGGGGATTGTCCGGAATAGGGCGCGGACAATGATCCTGTGGATCAGTTATCGGTCGCCTGGCAGCTGGTACGGGACGGCGGTTCGCTGCTGCTGCTAACGGTCGCGATCATCGGCGGCTGGCGCGGCTGGTACATATGGCGGCGCGAGTACGATCGCGTCGTCCAGGACCTGGTCGACTCGAATGCCGAACGCGACGCCTGGCGTCAGGTAGCACTAGAACGGGGAGAACGCCATGACGGACCAGGACACGGAACAGGACCTGTCACCAGCTGAGGAAGTCGACGAGGGCGTCCCATCGGCGAACGTCGACGAGCTGGACCAGGAGATCGAAACACAGTCGACCGACGCGACCGACGACGAGCCGGCGCAGGACGACGAACCAGTCGTCCCGATCGAGGTCCCTGACCAGGCGCCCGACGACCAGGCGCGGATCGTCGACCGAACGCCGCTAATGCCAGTCGTCCGACCCGACGACGGCGACCAGGCGACGGACGAGGCGCTGCGGACGTTCGGACACCAGGCGCCCGATGCTGACTGACATATGCCGGTCCCAGCTCAACGACCGAAACAACGCATTCGCGTTCCGCCAGGCGGCGACGGCGTCGGTCGATTGCAATGTCGCCATGACGTCGGAGGCGATCGAGCTGGTAACGGGCGCCCAGCTGTCCGCCCAGGCGACACGTAAGGCGGGCGGCGATCCTGACGGTCCGACCGGGTCCGTCCTGGCGCGCCGCGCCTACCAGTCCCAGGGCATGTCCCAGGCGGACTATCAGATTCTGAAAGCGCGTCCGACCCAGGACGTCCGCGACATGCTGGACGCCGGCTGGTTCGTCGTCCTGTTCGTCGAATACGGCAAGCTGATAGACACGGCGCCAGGGATAGTCGGATCGCGGACATATCGCGGAGCTCATGCGATCGCCCTGGCGGATCGCTGGCGCGGGCGGGACGGCGTCATGGCGCACTACTACGACCCGCTGGCGGACGGTCGGACGCGAGGTAACTGGACGGCGCCGAAGGGCGTCCAGTCCGTCAGGTTCGCCCTGGTTCGCGACGCGGCCTACGCCTACACCGGACAGTCAACGCTGTCAGGTCATGCTGTCCGACCCTGATCCAGGGCGCATTCATCGCTGGGCCTGGAGGCGGACACGGCTGGCGATCCTGGCGCGCGACGGCTGGCGCTGCTGGTACTGCGGACGCCCGCTATTCCCTGGGCTAAGGGGTACTGAGGCGGCGACCGTTGATCACCGCATACCGCGCGCGGCGGGCGGGTCCGATGATCCGGCGAACCTGGTCGCCTGTTGCGCGCGCTGTCAGTCGTCCGAGGCGCGCCCGCGTTCTTTAGCGCGCTGGGGGGACCGCGACGCTAGTCGCGACCGTCCCTCTCCCCTTGGTACGACGTCGATCGAATCCGGTCCAGGGCGATCGACGGCGCCCAGCTCCAGCTGGACACCGATCCGCGCGCGCTGGACCGCGAAACGATCCGGACGCTAGGTCGCCCAGGCGGGGGTCGAAACGTCAACACGTCAACATCGGGCGCCGAAATACGGCATCCAGCTGCCCAGGATCGCGCCACCATTCCCGCGGACGTCCCTGGTCCGCGAATGGCGCGCAGCGGCGCGCGAATGCGGGATCAAGCCGCTCCCCTGGCAGGCGAACGCCGCGACCTGGGCTATGGCGACGACCGGGACGCGCTGGACCTGGTCGACGGTCGTCGTCGTCGTCGCCCGCCAGAACGGAAAAACCGAGCTGATCGTCCCGCGCATTCGGCGCGCCCTGAAAGTCGGCGAACGCGTCATGCACACGGCGCAGAACCGATCCCTCCCGCGCGAAGTGTTCGAACGCGTCGCGGACCTGACGCCTAAGTCCGAGCTGCGAAAACCGATCCGATCGGCGAACGGGCAAGAACGGATCGACACCTGGTCCGGCGGCGTGTATCGCATCGTCGCGCCGTCGCGGGAGGGCGCCCGCGGTCCGGCGAATGACCTGGTCCTGGTCGACGAGGCGCGCGAGCTGCTGGACTATGCGTTCGTCGCAGCTGCGCGCCCGACGCTGACCGCGTCGCGCAACGGACAAACCTGGTACCTGTCGAACGCCGGCGACGCGCTGTCCGTCGTCCTGAATGGACTACGCCAGCGCGCCGTCGAGCTGGGCGACGAATCGCTGGCGTTCCTCGAATGGTCCGCGGCGCCGGATCGCGACCTGGACGATCGCCACGGCTGGGCGGAGGCTAATCCGTCCCTGGGTCGACTGATCGACTGGCGGACGCTGGAGGGATTCCGGACCGACTACGCCACGACGCCGGCGATATTCGAGACTGAGCACCTGTGTCGCTGGGTCGACTCGATGCTGGCGCGCCTGGTCAACGACGTCGCCTGGCAGCGCGGCGCCGGCGCGACCGCGGACCCGATCCGTCCGTCGCTGGGCATATCCCAGGCGCCCGATCGCGTCGTCGGCGTTCTGGCCTGGACCCAGGACGACGGGACGGTCGGACTACGCCTGGCGGCGGACGTCCAGGGCGATCCCGTCGACGTCGACCGCGCCGGCGCCGCGCTGCGCGACCTGGCGGACCAGCTGGGCGTCGTCGCTGTCGGCTATTCGCCCGCGTCGGACCGCGACCTGGCGCGCTACCTGGAGGCGCCCGGAGTCGAACGCCAGGCGATTTCCGGTCAGCTGCTGGCGTCCGCGTCGTCGCGGTTCGTCGCGACCCTGGAGGCGGGACGACTGACCTGGTCGGACGCTGAGCTGGTCGGACAGGACCTGGCGTTCACCGTCCGGAAACGACTGGCCGGCGCCGGGACGTTCCAGGCGATCCCAGGGCGTCCGGATCATCCGATCCCCGCGGCGCTGGCGGCGATATATGCCGTGTGGCTGGCGACGACGCCCAGGGACAACGTCCCGACTGTGCATTAGTGCGGACGCGTCCGCGGGGATACTTGGGCGCGCCCGCTCGAGCATTATCCAGTCGCGTCCCTGTTATGCGATCGAAACGCGCATACTCCGCGCGATGGGCATCCGCGACCGCATAGTCGAATTCGTCCGCGCGCGCGACCTGTCGACGCGGACGCTGGACTCGTTCGAGGATCATCCGGGACTGACCGAACAGCTGCTAGCTGCCCAGGGCATCCGGACGACGCCCTGGCGCGCGCTGGGCATCGCGGAGGCGCTGTCGGTCCCAGCCTACGGGCGCGCCGTCCAGCTGGTCGCGTCCCTGGTCGGCGCCCTGCCACTGCTGAGCTATTACGACGGCGTTCTCGAACCGACGACGCCGCGGATCGTCGCCCGTCCGGATCCCTGGCTAACGGCGCGCGACTTCCAGTTCGGCGTCGCCTGGAACATGGCGTCGCGCGGGACCGCGATCCTGTACGCCGCGGCGATCGACGCGGACGGCGAACCGCTGTCGATCCTGAATCTCCCGACCGCGGAATGCATGATCGACTGGGACGAACGCCATATAGAACGGATCGTCACATGGCGCGGACGCCCGCTGGCGACGGCGCGCGTCCGCATAATTCGCCTGGACCCGGTCCCCGATTCGGCCTGGGGGTCGGGTCCGCTCCAGCGCACCGGCGCCGCTATCAGCGCAGCGGCGGAGGCGGACGAATGGGCGGCGCGCTATTTCGCGGAGGGCGGAGTCCCGGCGACGCACCTACATTCCCAGGCGAAACTAACCGACGCGGAGGCGGAGGCGATCCGCGGACGCTGGATCGAACGATCGTCGACGGTCCGCGTGACGTCGGGCGGAGTTATGACCGCGTCACCGCTGGGCATATCGCCGCACGACGCCCAGCTGCTGGACGCGCGCATGCACTCCCGCGGCGAGGCGGCTGTCCTGTTCGGGATGCCTGGGAAACTGCTGGAGTATGCCGAACAGGGATCGTCGCTGACCTATCAGAACGTCGGCGACCTAATGACCGAATTCGTCCGGACGACCCTGGCGCCGTCCTACCTGGTCCCGATCGAGGCGGCGCTAACTGATTTCCTCGTCCGGCGCCGAACGGTCCGGTTCGACCTGTCCGAGCTCCAGCGCGCCGATCCGAAAACGCGGTTCGACATTCACGCGATCGCGATCGCCCAGGGCATATACGACGCGCAATACGCCCAGGTCGCGGAGGGCATCGCGCCAGGCGCGGCGACGACCGCGCCGACACCAGGACCAGGACCGATCCCGTCGATCCCCGACGCGTATGGCGTCGGGACGACTATCTAGGACACGCTGGAGGGCGGAAACAATGGCGGAAAAGCGGACGACGTATCGCAACACCAGGACTGACGCTGTCCGACAGTCGTCGAAGGCGCTGGGCTATCCGTACGTCGTCGACAAGAAATCGACCGCGAAGGGCGACGAGGGCGACGCGAAGAATGGCGGGGATGCCAGCTCTAAGGGCGACTAGGCGATGGGCGACCAGCTGCGCGAATACCGATCGACCCAGGCGCTGATCACCAGGTCCGACCTGGCGTCGCGCGAAATCGACGTCCGACTGCTGGAATGGGACGTCCCGGCGGACCTGGGCGCCGGCGCCCTGGAGTCGTTCAGCGCGGACACCAGGATTCACACCGCGGGCGGACCCGTCGACGCGGTCGCGCGCCTGGATCACGCGGACCCGCCATTCGGTCGCGTCCTGCGCGCCTGGTCCGCGAAGGACGGCGCATTCGCCACGATCAAAGCGTCGCGGACCCAGCTGGGCGATACGGCGCTGGAGCTCGCCCAGGACGGGACCTATAAGGGACCGTCAATCGGATTCATGCCAGGCGAACCGTCGTCCTGGGCTAAGGCGGAGGACGGTCGACCCATAGCGGTTCGGTCGGACATGGACTTGCGCGAGGTTTCGTTGACCTGGCGCCCAGCTCACACGTCCGCGGCGATCGTCGCGGTTCGGAGTACGGAGGGATTAGGAATGACCGACCAGGCGGCGCCGGCGACGGCGTCCGACCAGCTGCCGGAGGGTGACGTCCGCCAGCTGATAGCAGCATTCGAGGGACGGATCGCGACGCGGTTCGACGAGCTGGAGGAACGCGCCAGGCGCAACGTCGACGTCCCTGGCGTCCCGTCGTCGAGCGTCCGCGGCTGGACGACCGGCGAATGGGTCCAGGCGTCGCTGGCGTTCGTCGCTGGCGACCGCGTCCAGCTGGCGACGCGCGCCCTGGCGGACGTGATCACGACCGGAAACGAGGGCGTCGTCCCGGCGAACGTCCGGTCCGAGCTGCTAGGGATCATCGACCCGGCGCGCCCGTTCCTCCAGTCGACGCGCAAGGTCGACGCCGGCGGATCGGGACTGACGCAAACATTTCCGCGGATCAAGACTCGCCCGATCGCTGGTAAGCAGTCAGCGGAGAAAGCGGCGCTACCGTCGCGCGCGACCGAAATCGAGACAGTCGATTACCAGGCGGTCACGATCGGCGGCGCGGGCGACCTGTCGATGCAGCTGCTGAGGCGATCGTCGCCCGCGTTCCTCCAGCTATGGCTGGAGCTGGTCGCGGAGGCAATGGCGATCAACGCGGAAAACGACGCGGTCGACGCGCTGCTGGCGGCTGGCGTGACAGCTGGGACCGGGACCTGGGACCCGACCGCGCCGCACTACGGCGAGGCGTTCGGAAACGGCCTGGCAGTCGGTCGGACGATGCTCCCGGACACCCTGTGGGCGTCGTCCGCGGCATACGCCGCGTACGCGGACGCAAAGACTCCAGCGGGCGGCGGCGGCGCGCCGCTCTATCCCGGACTGGTCGAATCGGGCCTGTCGCGCCCGATCCTGACGCCGGCGCTGGACGACGAGGCGGTCGACATCATCATCGGACCGTCCAAGGGATTCGCTTGGGCGGAGGACGGTCCGATCCAGCTGGTCGCGGACGTCCCGGAGAAATTCGGACGCGACGTCGGCCTGGCGTCTATCTATTGGTGGATGCCGGTTTATCCGGCGGCATTCACGACGTACGCGATCGCGCCCTAGGCGCCGCGGGGATCGCTGACTAATGGCTGTCTGGCCGGACGTCGACCAGGTCAAACGTCGCCTGGGGATCACCAGGACCGACGCGGGATCGGACGTCGACGTCCAGCTGGCGCTGGACGCTGCGATCGAGACAGTCGAACAGGACGCCGCGGACTGGCTGGCTGGGACATTCCCAGCTGACCAGGCGTCCGACCCGGTCGCCTCCAGGACGCCCGACGCGCGCCTGGCGTCCGCGGCGCTGCTGCTGGCCGTGTCGACCTACAAAGCGCCGGACGCGCCATTCGGCGTCGCTGGCGTATTCGACACGGCGGCGATCGCGGTCCGCGACCAGCTCCCGCAATACATCGAGCTCATGCGCGGACATAGGTCCGACTTCGGCGTCGGTTAGTGGCGCCGCGGAATGACCTGGCGACGATCCTGGGCCAGCTGGCGGACGATGCCGGCCTGGACGTCAACGTGTACGCCGCGCCTCCCGCGATGCTGGCGACGCCGGCGCTGGTTATCCGACCCGATTCGCCCTGGCGCGACCTGTCCGAACGCCTACCGTTCCAGAAAATCGGCGAACGCTATGCGATCGTCGCGGTCGTCAATGCCGGCGGCGATCCCGGCGACCAGGTCGACGTCCTGCGCGCCCTGGTCCTACTGGTCGAACGAGTCCAGGACGACAATCCCTGGGCCTGGAGGGAAACGACGGGGATCATTCAGTCCGCGGAGGGCGGCATTGACTACCTGGCGGCGACGGTCCGTCTGACATACATGGAGGGCTAAAAGAAAATGGCGGCGCCGATCATCATCAGAAATCCGGTCATGTCCCTGGTCGAGCTGGTCGACGGGACGCCAACCGGGACACCTGTCGACGTATCTGACGACGTGTCAGTCGTCGAGCTCACGCCCACAATCCCGACGACCGACGTCAAAACCTTCAGCGGGACTTATCAGTCGTCGGGCGACCCGACCTGGGCTGGTAAGGCGACGATCGTCGTCAACGAGGACACGTCGACAAACTGGTCGCCGCTGGTCGGAAAAGCGGTCCGCGCCAAGCTCTACGACCGCGGCGCCGATACGACCAGGTATCGCCAGTTCGACACGGAAATTCTGTTCGACCCGACCCTGGGCGGACCGACCGAACCAGGCGCGGCGCGGTCGTACGACCTGACGCTCCCGATTTCGAGTCAACCGACCTGGGTCGAGTCCTAACCGATGGCAAGCGGGGATAAGTCGAACGGCGCTGGAGCTGGCTACCTGACGCGGGACCAGCTCCAGCTAATGGCCGGCGAAATGTCGATGGGCGACATATGGCGCGCGGCGAAAATCGCGGGCGACGACCGCGCCGAGCTGGGTATGCGGTCATTCTGGAACGCCGCGCGGCGCCTGGAGCTGATCGCCCAGGACGTCGAATTCGAGGCGTTCATTGACCAGGTTCGCCAGGAGGATTTCCAAGCGGTCAACCAGGCGCGCGCTGAGGGAAAAGCGGAGGCGACGTCGCCCTAGCTGACCAGGCGGCGCTAATGGTCGCCCTACGGATCAGCGCGGCGGAGGCGGAGGCGATCCCGGTCGACCTGGCGGACGCGATCGTGTCATTACTGAGGCGGAGACAATGACGACCAGGCGATCAACGGACCCAGCCGGCGCCGCGCGCGCTGTCGACGAGCTGGTCCGGCGCCTGTCCGATCCGGAGGAAATCGCCCAGGCGATCGCCGCGGCGGAGGCGTCCGCGATCAACGCCCAGGGCGCCCGGACGTCGTCGCCGCGCCAGGCGCACCTGGTAGCCGGCGCATTCTCCGCCCAGGGCGACACGATTCACCTGAATGCCTACGGCGCGGCTGGGCGCGGATCGGTCGGCGAGCTCATATGGGGATCGGAATTCGGGTCGGAACGCTACACGCAATTCGGACCGCGCCATTCGTCCGGGACCTGGGTATTTCCGACGATCCGCCAGGTTCCGAAACCTGTCATTAGCGCCGGCGACGACGCGATCGACGAGCTCATAGGCGACGCTATCTAATGGCGAACCAGCTGGACGTCCGAGTCGACGTCGCGGTCCAGGGCGCGGAGAACCTGCGGTCAGTCGGGACCGGATTCGACGAGGCGACCAAGAAATCGTCCGGATTCGGGTCCGTCGCGTCGGGCGCGATTATGGGCGTCGCGTCGGCGGTCACCTCGTTCGGGATCGGCCTGGCGCAACAGGGCATAAGCGCGGCGATCGACGCGATCGGCGATTCAATTTCGCTGGCGTCGGACCGCGCGGAGGCGGCTGGGAAGGCCCAGGTCATATTCGGCGACAGCTATGACATGGTCGCGGAGAAGGCGGCGGGCGCCGCGACCGCGGCGGGCCTGTCGACGGGCGCCTACCTGGACCTGGCCGGCGGGATCGGAAACCTCGTTACTAACTTCGGATTCGCGGGCGACGAGGCGGCGCATATGTCGACCGACATCGTCCAGCTGTCCGCGGACGTCGGCGCGTTTAACAACGCGCCGACTGAGGACGTCGTCAACGCGATCGGATCCGCGTTCCGCGGCGAAACGGAACCGATTCGCGCGTTCGGCGTGATGCTGGACGACGCGTCCGTCAAAGCCAAGGCTATGTCCCTGGGCCTGTACGACGGCGTCGGCGCCCTGGACAAGAACGCCAAGGCGACCGCGACGTACCAGCTGATTCTGGAACAGACGTCCAAGGCCCAGGGCAATTTCGCCGACACGTCCGGAAATCTCGCCGAGGAACAGAAGATAGGCGCCGCGAAAATGGAAAATTCGCTGGCGGACCTGGGCGACGTCCTGTTACCGATCGCGACGTACCTGGTTCCACTGTTCGCGGACGCGCTGTCCGCGGCGATCGGCTGGATCACCGAAGTCGCGACGGCGATCGGGACCTGGGTCGACGAGAACCAGCCGCTAATGGACGGACTGTCCCAGGTCATAGCGTTCGTCGCGTCCCTGTACGAAAAGTACCTGCGGTTCCTGTGGGACATGCTGAGTCAGCTGGTCGTCGCGGTCGGACAGCTGGGCGACGCCCTGTCGGGACCATTCGCGACGGCGCTGGACATAGCGCGCGGCCTAATCGAATTCTTCACGAACGCCCTGGGCGTCGCGGGCGACGCGCTGAATAACGTGCATCGGTTCATCGACCCGAATTTCGCCCAGCTGGACGACCTGGGTCGATCGTTCGAGGCGGCTGGCATCGCCGCGGGCCTGTCGGCGGACCAGGTCAGCGCGGCATGGACCGACGCCCAGGCGTCGGCGAAGGCGGGCGGCGACGCGTCAACAATGTCAATGGACGCGTACATCGCCAGCTGGACCGCGGCGAACGTCGCGACGTCGGACGCGTCGGCTGGGATCGCGACGGCGGGCCTGGACGTCCAGCGCGCGATGGAGCTGATCGGCGGGTCCGCGGTCCAGGCGGCGGACGACGTCGCGAAGGGCGCGGAGGGGATCGGCCTGTCGCTGTTCGAGATAGGCCGAATCGGGATGGAAAAGCTCCAGACGAGTCGTTGGTTAGAAATAGGTCAGACGATCCCCGCGGACATAGGCAAGGGGATCGCGGAGGCGTCGCATCAGGTCCTGGACGCCGCGGACAACCTGATCAAGCTGCTGAAAGAAGGCATGTCGCCCGCGGAGGAGGCGGCGAAACTGACGGGCCAGAAATACACGAAAGCGGTCGCGTCCGGGATCAAGTCCGAAATCCCAGGCGCTAAGGAGGCGTCCCAGGCGCTAGCAGTCGAGGCGATCGGGACGATCGAGAAAGCCGCGAACGGGACGCCTAATACCAAGGGCCTAAAAGCGATCGGGTCCTATTACGACACGCTGCTAGCGTCCGGAATGGACGATCACGCGATCGCGGTCGCCCTGGCGGGCCAGGGCGTAGCGGGCGACGTCATTCAGAAACTGACTGGTTATTACCCCGACATGGACGCGACTGGTAAGGCGTACGACGCGCACCTGGCGACCGGGATCGACTCGAAATCCGGCGCGGTCGACAGTGCCGTCACGAACATGACCGATCCGCTGCGCGACCAGCCGGCGGATCACTGGGGGACCGTCATAGGCAACACCTATTCGTCGGCGGCGATCGCCGCGATCCGCGCCGCACGACCCGACATGGCGCGCATCGCGGACAACATGTTCTCGTTCTTTAAGCCGGGTGGATCGCCTCCGCGCGAAGGACCGTTACATCACATCGACGACTGGGGCTATTCGGTCGCGGGCGCCTGGGTCGGCGGCGCGGTCGACGCCATGACGGACGGACGCGACGAGCTGGGACGCGCGGCGAATGGCATGTTTCCGACTGATTCGCTGGGACGGGCGAGTCTCGAGCTGGGCGCGACCGGCGGACCTGGCGGACGCGGCATCACCGTCAACGTGTACGCGGGCGTCGGCGACCCGGTCGCGATCGGGCGCCAGGTATCGGAGTCCCTCCAGGCGTACCAGCGCGCGTCAGGTACTGAGGCGTGAAACTGCGCGACCGCGTCCAGGTCATAGTCGAGGCGGGGTATCGCGGCGCCAGCGTCGGCGGGATGACCTGGGACGTTTCCCACTGGGACACCGGCGCGACCTGGTCCGGCCTGGAACCGACCTGGATCGAGCTGTCCGGCTGGACTGTCGAGTCGGTCCGGACCCAGCGCGGTCGTCGACGCGCGAACGATCGAAATCCAGCCGGGACCGCGACTGTCACCCTGGTATTCCGGACGCCGGCGGGCGCCTGGTCATTCCGTCCGACCGCACCTGTCGCCCTGGGGCAAGAAATGCGCGTCCGAGCGCGTCCCAGGGCGCGCGTGACGGGCGCGACCCTGGCGACCGTCCCGCTATTCCGCGGCGCGATCCGGCGCATATCGGACGCCTGGACGCCCGCGGCGCCCGATCGCCCTGGGCTATTCCGTCTGACCTGTTCGCTGACCGATCGTTTCGCGGACCTGGGCGCGGTCAATCTCCCGGAACAGGCGACGGCGCTGGGCCTGGACGACCTGACGGGCGCGCGCCTGGCGCGCATCCTGGGACTGGCCGGGATCCCGACGGCCTATCTCCGCGGACGCGACGCCCTGGCGCTACCAGCTGGCGTCGTACATCACCAGTCGTCGACGTTCGCGCGCAATCTGCTGGACGAATTCCAGGTCGCGATCGAATCGGAAACGGGCGACGCCTGGGTCGACCGGGACGGCTATTTCGCGTTCCGCGAACGGCTGGGAACCGGGTCCTATGTCCGCGAGTCGACGAATCGCGTCAGCTGGTCGAATGACGGCGTCCCAGGGTCGATCGCGCCGGCGCGGTTCGGGACGGGCCAGGACCTGGACGACGTCGTCAACCAGGTAAGTCGGGCGCGCGCCGGCGGGACGGCATACACCGCGGGCGGACCGTCGACCGACTCCGCGATCGCCTACGGACTACGGACGAACCAGCGGTTTGACCTGACCTGTCGGTACGATCCCGACGTCACCTATTGCGCGGACTACTGGTTCGCCCAGCTGTCGGACCGGACGCAACGAATTGACCAGCTCCAGGCGATCGTCGACCCGAACATGGCGGACGCGCGCCTGGTCCAGCTGCTGGACGTCGAGCTGGGCGACCGACACGCCCTGGAATGGACCGACTACGACGCGACCATGTCCGGGACGCTCCACGTCCAGGGCGTCGCCCATACGATCGACGCGGACAGCTGGACGATCGCGGTCGACCTATGGGCCTACGCTGACGAGGGATTAGTCCAGGCGCTGGACCGCTGGGGGTCCAGCTACTGGGGGACCGCACACTGGAGCGCATGACATGACACGTCCAGCTGATCCGTCACACGTCGCGTCGGGATCGTCGTCGACGTCGTCCTGGGCTAATAGCGTCGTCGACGCTGTCCTGGCAGTCCTGGGCGACATATACGGCGCGAGCGTCCTGACGATCCCCTGGGCGGCGCTGACCGGCGTCCCGGCGTCATTCCAGGCGTCCCTGGGCGGCGCTACGCCGGCGACGACGCCTGGGCTGGCGAAGGTCGACGGCGTAGCGACGACCGC